TTTAAAATCGCCTTTGCGTTCTCGTCCAGTTCCTGAACGATCGTTCGCCTTGCCGCCGCTCGGTCTGCCGCCGCTCGGTCTGCCGCCGCTCGGTCTGCCAGCAAAAACGCTCCGCCAAATATCCGCTTGTCGTTTAGCTTCGTGATGAACTCGCAGTCCTCGCGACGGAACGCGAAATCCGTGCGCGCAGTCTTGCCGAGCAATGCCGAACTAACCAAACAATCGGGATATTTGATAATGGGCAAATCCTCTTTTTTCGTCTTGTTCTGCGCGTTCGCATGGCGAACCGCCTTGTTCAGCTCCGTGTAGCACGCCACGCGGTTCTCGCGGTCAAGGCTCGTCACAAAGCTCGTATTTACCACCGCCCCGTTTGCGTAGGTCAAGTCCTCGTTACAAATCACGTAGCAGGCGTCGTATTTCTTGAAAAGTGTCAAGGTGGGGCCGAAAAGGAAAAAGTCTGTCGGTCGGGTGTTCGTGTAAAAGTCCAGGATGTGGTCGTAGATTGAGAACGGCGGGTTGTCTATCACGACGCAGTTCTCGGGGTAGTCGTACATTTCAAAGTCCGCACCCGGCCAGAACGGGCGCACAATCTCTCGGCCTTGCAATCCGTAATGATTGACGCACCAGTCGCGCACCGCGTTGTAGACCAGTTCGGGCGTGTAGCAGTCGTCGGTCGTCAGCTTCAGCTTGAACTTGTCCGTGAACGCTCCGTACTCTTTGGAGTGTTTCGTCCTTTTAACCATCATATCGGGAAACAAGTCAAGTTGCGCCATCTTCTTCTCCTTGTGTTAGGTCAAAGTTTTGCGGGGCTCCGCTGTACGACTCTAATCCTGATAGATTGTGTAATTCGTAAAAACAATGGAGACGTGAGCCGAACCCCGCCTGCCTCGGAATCGTTAGTTCATCCTCGGCATTTTCGGGCCCTCCGGATGCGGCGTGTACGTTTAGGGGATACTGTGTTGTGGTGCATCCATCGGGCAAATGTTGGAGGTCGTGTCGAGATTCCAGGTAGACCCTTTCGGGCTCAGTTGGTTCATCCCATCCTTGCGGGTAGGGACGACCTCCGTAAACTTGCGGGCGTTGTTTTTACGAGGTGCGTGACTGCGCCCAATCCTCGAAATATGCCGACCACGTTCTAGCGTGTCCTTCCGATACGCAAGCCCGCTCGGAGACGGGGACATAGACCTTCTTGCGCTGGCCGTCGGACTTTGAGATTCGTAGAGTTACGAACCGCTCACGCCTTCAGGGCGTGGTCCACGCCTTCTTTTATTGACATAGATGCTCGCAGTCGCTGAATAAGAGACGAATCCCGCAATCCAAAGATTGTTCAATCTATGCCTTCATAAAGAAGGCATCCACCGCTGAATCCGTGCGCTGGGGCTTCGTTCGCAGACACTCGCCTGCTAGTGGCATCCCCGGATTCGAACCGGGCCGGAGGGGTATGTGGACCTGCTCGCGGGCACCTGCGATGCCATGGTGCACTCTTCCATGTATTCTTCGGAGCTAGTTATGCAGAGTGCGAGAGTGACGTTCTAACTCGTTCAGGTTCGCCCCGTATTCCCCGGCGGCCGGGGCCACGCCGCCTTAGCCGGAGAAACGGCTAGATTCGAAGGTGCTTCTGGAACGTCCGTTCTATAAAATCGCAGTGTTTGCCCATGGTGTCCAGCTTTTCTCCGGTTGATATTACTGTGAAGAATTTCTCGTTCTTGTTTATCCTGATGAGTTTGTGCAGGCGGTGGTGGATTCTTTTGTCAACGGGAATCAATTCGTCCAGGTAGTTGTAGTTCCAGTGATGGAGCTCTATGTTGCTCGACACTCTTCCGTATTTCGCCTCGAAGTTTCTCCTGCTGTTACTCGCGGGCTTCGAATACTTCGCGTGTTCTCTGTCCTTGTATCCGAGCCTATGGTATTTGTCCCGACCTCTAGCCCTTTCCTTTTCTGCGTATTCCTCGTCGGTCATCTTCTCCATGTAGTTCTTGTGCACATCCGACTTCGTGCAGTTCTTGCATTTATTCAAATGGCCGTCAGCCATCTGCGGATGTGCATAGAACATTGAGATAGGCAGCAATAGGCCGCACCTAAAACATCTTTTGAATGTTCCTGCCATTAGATGCGGCCCCCACTAAAAGGGAGATCGTCGTCGTCCGCTACTCTGCCATTCGGCGAGGGGTTCCCTTCCATGAGGAACTTGTCGAAGTGGTGCGCCACGGCCTTCGCTTCTTCCACGGATGCCTTGCGGTAGCCGCGCGGGCGGTTGATGAAGGCGAGCTCGCGAATCACCTTGCCGTCCTTCGTCTTCTTCACGTTTCCGTCCTTGTCGACGGCGTCCGCGATTGTGACCTCTACGGCCATGCCGACGAGCTGCGGATTCTTCGCGAAGTCCTCGAAGCTGGCGCCATTCCATCCGAGATCGCGCAGGGCCTTAACAGTGTACTGCACCGCGTTCTCGGTGAGGTTGTAGAGCTTCTGCATCTTCTTTCCGTCTTCGGTTTCGACTTCGAGCACGATGCCGCCGGACTTCTTTCCCGTGGTCTGGTTTTCGTTCCAGCTCACGAAAGAGTCGGTAATCTTCGCTTTCTTGTATTCGGGATTGATTAGGTTTGCCATTTTGTACCTTCCTTTTACTTGATTTTCAAAACCCTTTCTTTGGGCCTTGACACGATGCGCTCGGGATAGATGTCCATGAGCTTCTCGACGGTAACGCCTGCAGCCTTCGCCATGGCCGATACACTCACGGTGTCGAGCGCGTGGTCGATGTCCAGGAGGCCCGATTCCTCGAGTCCGTGCGCGATGCCGGAGGCCCTCGTTTCGCCTTCCCATTCGTAGGTGTAGCTCTGCTTCTGCCATGCCACGTTTGCGGGGAGGTCCTCGTCTCTGCCGATATTGTAGGCGTGCTTGGTTACTTCCTTGATGCAGGCGGCGGTCTTCTCGCACCACGAGCGCAGCTCGTTAAGGTCGCGGATTTCACCGTCGCGGAGCTTGCGGGCCGCCACGAAGTCGGCCTGCGCCTTCTCGTCCATTTCCACGCCAGCGTTAGCTATGAGCCACGTCAACGTGTCGGCCATCGCGGCGGTGAGTACGATATTGCCCTTTATGTGTTCGGGCGTTACGATCATTGTTTCTTTTGCCATAGTGTGTTCTCCTTACTTGATTGCGCCTTCAACGGCATTTTTTACTGCGATGTAGATTTCCCTGCGCTTTTCCACCGGAATGTCGGAGGCCTTCTCGTAGCCGAGCGAGCCCATCGCGCTCATGTATTCCTGGTGGTTTTTGATCGAGAGCGTCTTCATGGTGTTCAAAAAGTTCCGCGTGTCGGTTTCTAGCTGGCTTTCCGAGCGCTTCTCGGCAGAAGGCGCAGGCTTGGCCGTGGAGGACGTTTCCTTGTCTTCCTCGCGGTTGTCCATGTCGTCGAAGTCGTCGCTCCCGTCAATGAGGAAAAGGGCGCAGAGGGCGTATTTGCGGGCGTAGCTGGAGCATGCACCCGTGAGCTGCGCCGGGTCCATGCCCGTGCGGCTTTCAGTTTCCCTTGCCCATCCCTGCGAAGAGTAGGTCGTCTCGCCCACCTTTAGCGTGGCGGTGGAAACTAGGTAGAAGCGCCCGTCGACAAAGCGCACCTCGTCGGAAATGGAGAGCTCGGCCCCGGTTTCCTCGAGCACCGGCTTAACGGCCTCGAAGATGTCTTCCACGTTGCGGTATTTGTACTTGCCGAAGTTGTTGCTTTTCTTTTTCGGCGCCTTCACTTTCGCCTGGATGTAGGCGAGCGTGTTCTTTTCGTTATCCATTTTTAGCCCCCTTGTTGATGTTGATTTTCTTAATTTCCTCGTCCAGCTTCTTTAAGCGCTCTTTTAATTCGTTTATACGCTGGGTGGAAACCTCGATTGATTTCTTGTGCATGGCGTTTATTTTTTCCCTTTCCATGTCGGTAATGCAGCGGTAATCGACCATGCAGGCGTGGAGAATGTTCTCGCAGGCGAACAGATAGTCGAACGTAGCCTTGTCAATCGTGATAGTTTCAACCATCGCACACCTCCACGTTGGCGGCAATGGTGAGGGCGTTCTCGAGGTCGCGCTTCGTGGACTGCACGCCGAGCTGCGCCACGCGCCACTGGCGAATCTGCAACGCGGTAATGTCGCGGCCAAGCGTGATGCGCTCCACGATCTCGACGGCGAGGGCGTTGCGGTGCGCCTCCGCTTCCTCGACGGCCTCGATGAGCGCGTCAATGTCATTTTTTGTAATCATCTGTTAACTCCTTGTTGATTGTGTTAATAAGTCCTTGCGAGCTGGCGTGCGGTCCATTTCGCCGTGGCGAAGTCGGCGCCGCCCCTGCGGATGCGGTCAACTTCGGCCAAAACTTTCCTATTGGTGGACGCCTCGCCCGACACGGCCAGGAACGCCCGCCCCTTTTCCCCGGACACGGTGTAAATCGTGTTCGACTTAATGCTCTTGACATCTTCGGTCATCATGCTTTAGCCCTCAACATCTTGTCCAGCTTCGCGCGATAAACGTTCATGTTTCGCTTGAGCCATCTTCTTTGGTAGGCTACATTTTCATCGTGTTTTGGGTCGGCTTCGAACTCCTTCACAATAGACATCGCGAGTTCCTTATCCATCCCGAAAGACATACCGCACAAAGTCTGCGTAGCCATGATGTAGCGCGTCTCCTCGTTGGTCGCCAACTTGGAGCCGTCACTCTCTATTGCAGCGACCTTTGGCGGCTCGATGTATGCGCGGTGCTCGGCGCGATAGTTGCCGAGAGCTTCCTTGAGGACGCGCTGCGTCGGCACGTCGGCCATGTCGCGAGCGCGGCAGAAAGCACGATGGACTTCTTCTTCGTCGGCAAATCCGAGAGCGTCGCGGAGCGATGTTGCCACTACCGCTACCGTGGAAGGAACAACCCTTCCGCCCTGCGTGTACGATAATACAAGCTCGTCGTGAATGGCGCGTGTGACATTATCCATGATTCCTCCCTTGCTCCATTTCCTCGAGCATCGCGAGCGACTTCTCATAGTTCTCGCGGGAGATGTCCTCCATCGTCTTGAACTTCTGTTGTGGGATGTGTTCGGAATTGCGCCTGCGTTCCCAGTTTAGGAGCGTGGCGTAGTGGCTCTTGTATTTCTTTCCCGAACTTGCAAGGAAGCAGGAGAGCTCGTCGAGAAGACCTTCGGCGTTATCGTGAGTGCTCCATTTTGCGTGCTCATCATCCGAGAGCAGCACGTTCTGGAACTGCCCGAACTTCTTCTTGATAGGCTTGGAATCCGTGGAGGGGGAAACGGCCTCGGCGGTAACTTCGTCTACAAACCCGCCGCGCACGCCTCCGTCCTTGCGGGTGGGAGCCTCCACGGATTTTAATCTTTTTTGAAGCTCGTCGCGCCTGCGTATGGCCTCGATGACTTCCTGGTACTTCATCCCGTACTTGCCGGCCATCCTGGCCTCTATCTCGTCAATGCGGGCGCCGTCGCCGAGTTCCTTCGTCACGGCGTTACGCATCTTCAGGTATGAGAGATTCGCCTTGTACCCCTCGGCCTCTACGATGAGCTGGAGCGCGAAGCTGTTCGCGTCCTTGTTCATCCCTTCGCAGCCGAGCGTTCGCTCGAAAGATCGAAGCCATTCCGCGGCCTTGTGGTCGTCGTGGAGTATGCCTTCCACCTCCATGCGAAGGGCGGTAGATGAAAGCTGCACCTTCATTTACGCCTCGGCGGTGTTGCGTTCCAGCTTTTCAACCACGCCGCGCATCGTGTCTGCGCTGTGCATGAGCCCGTATTGTTCGAGCTCCGTCTTTGCGTGCTTCGCTTTTTCCTCGAAATCGGTGAGAGCGGCCTTCGCCACGTTGACGAGAAGCGCCTTTTCTTCTATTTTGAACCTAAAACCGGCCATTCGTTATCCTTTGGTCGGTCGCTCGAGTGCAGGCTTTTTAGTTTATGTATTCCGCATTATCGGCAACCGAACCCATACCCAATAATACATTATTTTTTACCAAAAAGCGTCAATATCAATGTAAAATTTTAGTTAACAATATGCTAGTGTTTTTAACTAGTTGACAACTAGTTGCCAAGAGTTGCCAACTCCCCTGTAATGTAGTGTTTTAAAACATTACACTTCATTACATTACATCCCATTACATTACATTACACTACTTGTTTTTTATTTTAATAAATTTTTGTCTCTCCCTAGAGGGAGAGAGCGCGAGTTCGAGTGGAGGGGTGTTGACTCACTGGGTGGTGGTTTAGTGTTCGTGCCAATACGTGCATTTTAAGCCCGTTTTTGCTCCTGCCCTTCCCGATGTACCACCGAGCCGTAAAACGGCCCCACAAGCTACGGAAATGCAAATGGCGGATAGTTCCGTTATTCTCTCCGACATTCTCTCCGACATTTAGTCCCGAATCATTCCGTACAATTTAATAATACACACACGAACACCGTGCAGCCTAGTCGGTTGTCATGTTTTGACACTGTCGTTTTTTGACATTGTCAAGATTTGACGATAAATTCGTGTCATTTTCTGTCACTCGTTGTTGACGGAACCCTCGGAAGTTGCTACAAATTCTCAAAGAGGTGCGAAAATATGGCTTTGACTTTGAAAGAACTTGACAACCGTTTGAAGGTCCAGGAGGACCTCATTCTCAAACTCGCGAAGGAAGTGGAAGCCTTGAAGGCTCCCGCAGTTCCGCAGCGCGCCCCGGAGAACTCGATGAAGTTCAGGTAGGAGGTCAACATGGCCGAAGCGAAGAAGGAACAGAAGCCGCGCATACCGACCAACTCGCACCATTATGAACGTAATGGGAAGCACAAGCAGGCCCCAGCCTCCGGGACTTCCCGACTTGCCCGAACTTTCATTCCCGAAACGAAAACATACAGAGAGAAGCAGGGTTTTCTCGGGCTGAAGATGCGCGAAGACAAGCGCGACATAACGGAAAAGCTGCGCGACGGCATAAAGTGGATGAACGAGAAGTTCGTCATCACCTTCAAGCACCGCACCGAGTGTGTGGACCAGCACGAGTACGAGTGCCTCATGGTCACGCACGCCGCGATCTCCGACTTTACCGTCCAGGCGTTCATCTTCTCGCTGTTCTCGCTCGTCGAGGAGCTCCCCTACGTCAACCACAAATTCAACCCCGTGCGATATGCGGAAACGCAATTTTCCGACGACGTGAAGCGCGAGGAGTTCAAGGCGGTGGTCGAGGAGCTGGAGAAGATTTTCGTCCAGACGAAAAAGGACCTCAAGAAGTACATCGAGAACGACGCCTACTTCTTGAGCTCGCAGACCCGCTCCCACACGATATGGTTCTTGGAGCACTTCTTCAAGACCGACATCGAGGAACCGGACGCGCCGACCTCCGGAAAGGTCGTTTTCGAGGTCCAGGTTCCTGCACCGATTCCGCAGGAGGTCCTCGATGCAATGGCTCGCAAGTGAGAGCGACAAGCTCCTTATCTCCCCCTTCCAGCAGAAAATCATTTTTGCCGAGAACGAATTCACGCTCGCCTGCTGCGGTCGTGCTTCCGGGAAGACATCGGGAGTCACTTGTCGCTTGGCCTACCGGAACGTGAACTTCGGGCGCTCGGCTATGCTCATCGCCCCCACCTTCGGCCTCATCCGCGAGACGATCATGCCAGCCACGCAGGAGTGGTTCGACAAGTTCCACGTCAAGTACAAGGCGAACCTCACCGAGCACACCATCGAGACGAAATACGGGAAGGTCGTTTTCCTTTCCGGAACCCGTCCCGATTCTCCCCGCGGTTACACGAACCTCGAGGACTTCTATTGCGACGAGGCGGCCTACGTTCCGAGGAAGGCAATCAAGAACGGCCTCCTCGCCTGCCGTTCAAACAAGGGCTTATCCACGACCCAGTGCTACACGTCCACGGGCCTCGCCGGGAGCTACTTCAACAAGATGGCGAAGCAGCCGCCCGTCTCCGACGCGCTGGTGCTCACCGCCTCCACGTTCGACAACCCGTTCACGACCGCGCAGTACAAGCGCACCGTCTACGAGTCCCTCCTCGACACTCCGGCCTTCTTGCGTCAGGAGCTTTTCGGGGACCTGGACGCGGAAGAAATGAACCTCGTCTTCCCTCCCTCCAGCTTCGCCACTGTTCGGAGGGTTTCGGGAGGTCGCAAGCGCTGCGGCATAGACTTTGCATACGAGGGCAACGACACGACGTGCATCTTCGTGGTGGACGACTGCGGCATAGTCGAGAAGAAGGTCATCGGCAAGGATAACGGGCGCAAGTGCTTCGAGGAGTTCAAGCGCCTACACCAAAAGTGGGATTTCGAGTCACTCTCCCTGGACCATACCGGCGGTTTTGACGCCGGCTTTATCGTGCTTATGGAACAAGAAAAAATCTCCGTACCCGTGAACAAGGTAAACTTCGGTGCGGCCTCTCCCGATCCGAAATTCGCGAACATGCGCGCCTACATCTACTTCAACGCGCGCAAAATGATTATCGAGAACGGCTTCTACATCGGCGACACCGACGTGGAGGACGAACTCGTCCCGCAGACGTACTTCATGAACAACGCGGGGCAGATTCAGCTCACCCCGAAGAAGTACATCAAGAGCATTATCGGAAAATCCCCGGACCAGGCCGACGCGCTTTGCCTCGCCTGCTACCGTGGCAACCCTGAACCCTTAACAGAAGAACACGAGGACGAGGTGGTCCCCGCATCCACAAGGAGCTACTAATGGCTAACGAAACAGAAGAAGCGGTCGAGACCATCGTCCCGCAAGACATCAACCCGGCGGCTATGCTGCCCACTCCCGACGAGGAGCGCGAAATCATCGAGGAAATCGTCGAACTCTCCACGAAGTCGAACGACTATTTCAAGGTGGAGAACGACCGCAAGAAGGACGACGCCCGCGTCTACGCCGACGTGGTCGCCTTCAACAACGTGGACACGAAGGCCATGACGGCGAACCGAGCCGAGGCTACCGTGAACCCTCTCCCGCTCTACGTGAACGCGACAAAGAACCTTTTCCTCACGAACCCCTTCAAGGCCCAGGTGGAAGGAAGGAACGGCGACAAGTTCCGCGACTTCCTCGACCAGCAGCTTCAGGAAACCTTCACGAACAGCGACGCCGACGTGTCGGTGTTCTCGGAAGGCCTCCAGGACATTCTCGAGGAGGGCGGTTCCTTCATGTACCTCACGACCGAGGAAGGGCGCATCGAGATTAACCTGGCCTATGAGCCGAGCTCCTGCATCTTCGACCCGTGCTCCCGCAAGCTGGACGGACGCGACGCCGAATTCTTCGGAATCGTGGAGCAGCTCCCTTACGACCGCGTAAAGGAAATGGCCAAGGAGAACGGCGTGGAAATCCCGAGCAAGGAAAGAATACAGCAGACAAAGACCTGGAACTTCGCAGACTTTAACTCCTCCATCGGTTCCGTGAACCTCGTCCACTTCTACCGCAAGGATAGCGAGGGCGTGTGGTTCATCCAGGTCGTGGGAGACAAGGTCATCAAGCGCGTACAGTTCAAGGGCCTCTCTTGCCTTCCGGTGGTCCCCATCTTCGGCCAGCGTTTCAAGGACGACCGCAAGAAGTTCTACAAGGGATTCGTCCGCGACACGAAGCACCTCTGCAAGATCGTGAACGGCTGCTACGTTTCGCTTTGGGAGCGCGTGAGCGTCCCGAGCGTACCCTATACGCAAGTCTCCATGGAATCCGTAGAGAACCTCACCGCCGACTACGAAAACGACATGGCCCGCTACAAGCGGTACAGGGCGTACACGAAGAAGGGCGAATCATTCGTCCAGCTCCCCGAGCCGAAGCGCGTGGACCCGGTCGTCATTACCGCCGACTTGCTGCCGGTCATCAACGACTCGCTCAACAAGATTTCGCGCATGATCGGTGTCCCGGAAGAAGGCCTCGGCTTCAACGCATCCACCGAGGTGCAGAAGACCGCCGCCGAAATCCTCACCCGCTCCTCTGCCCTCGTGACCAACGTCTCGCACT